TGGGACTGTTTTGATTATGATATAACAATAATTCAAAAGGCTTTTTTGAGTAATTTGTCTTGTAAGTTCTATGCAAAAGACAAACAATTCTATCAAGGCAATTATCTCTTTACTGTGGATCATGCTCATCCTGACAGAAATATCATTGACATGGGCTACAGTGAATGGCCAGAAGATCACAAAAGTTTCAACTTCATTGAACTAGACAACGGGCAATATGCAGCACAACCCAACAATAGATGCTTGTTCTTGGATGCTGCAAGTAACCCAAAAGAACTAAAATTTCCAGATTTTAAAGTTTGTACCAAGAAGTATATTGTGGAACAAAATCCAAAATGGGCTTTGGGTGATTCCGACTTGGTCACCTACGACTAACTAAATATTCACCAGGTCGTTCAGTAACACTATCAACCTGTGATATAAACAGGATCAATAAGGCATTTATAATGAGCAAACAACAATACAATCTCGCTACCAAAACAGACTACATGCAACGTCGTATGTTCTTGGATCCTGCAGGTCCAGTTACCATTCAACGTTTTGAAGAAGTAAAATATCCCAAGGTCGTAAAGTTTGAGCAAGAAGCACGTGGATTCTTTTGGGTGCCAGAAGAAGTGAACCTAACCAAAGACGCCCAGGATTTCAAAGAGTCCAGTGACACTGTGCGTCATATCTTTACCAGTAATCTGTTACGCCAAACAGCTCTAGACAGTATTCAAGGTCGTGGCCCAAGTCAAATCTTTACTCCGGTTGTGAGTCTGCCAGAGTTGGAAGCACTGTTATACAATTGGACCTTCTTTGAAACCAACATTCACTCACGCAGTTACAGTCACATCATTCGTAACATCTACAACGTGCCCAAGGAAGTGTTTAACACTATCCACGACACTGAAGAAATAGTCAATATGGCCAGTAGTGTGGGCAATTACTACGATCAACTACACACTATTAATTGTGCGAAAGAATTAGGTAGTCCTCCTGTTTCAGAAGAGCAACATATCCGAGCAATTTGGCTAGCGCTCAATGCCAGTTACGCACTAGAAGCATTTCGCTTTATGGTTTCATTTGCCACAAGTTTGGCCATGGTGGAGAACAAAATCTTTATTGGTAATGGCAACATTATCAGCTTGATACTACAAGATGAAATCTTACATCGCGATTGGACTGCTTTCTTGATCAATCAAGTGGTCAAAGAAGATCCACGTTTTGCACAGGCCAAGATCGCGTGTGAAGCAGAAGTGCAGGTCATGTACGCAGATGTGATCCGTGAAGAAAAAGACTGGGCTGACTATTTGTTTAGTCGTGGTCCTGTGATTGGGCTGAATGCCAATATTCTCAAAGACTTTGTGGACTACACTGCATTGTCGGCACTGAAAGAAATTGGTATCAAGTATTGGAATCCAGCACCAAAAAACACTCCAATACCTTGGTTCAACAAACACGTTGACACTCACAAGAAACAAACTGCACTACAAGAAAATGAATCAACTAACTATGTTATTGGTATCATGAGTGATGATATCAACTACGAAGAATTACCCAGTTTATAATTAGAGGAAAAAAGTAAAATGAAAGCAATAGTTTGGAGCAAAGACAATTGTGCTTTTTGCGATCAAGCCAAGGCGCTGTTGAATCAGCGTGGTATAGAGTTTGAAGAACGACGTATTGGTCACGGTTGGAGCCGTGAACAGTTATTAGAATCAGTGCCCTCTGCTCGCACTGTGCCACAGATTTTTCTTGATGAAGAATTAGTAGGTGGTTTTACCGAATTACGACAAAGGCTAAAAGATGCAAATAACCAGTAACGAAGTGTATTGTTTTAAAATTGCCAATGGTGATGAAATCATTGCCAAGGTAATCAGTACAGATGCAACCACTGTGACAGTGGCAGATCCCTTGACTGTAATCCCCAGTGCTCAAGGCATACAATTAGTGCCTAGTCTTTTCACCGCTAGCCCAGGGGAAAATATCACTATAAATACAAACAATATCAGTATGCTGGCATTGGTTAGAGACGAAGTTAGAGATCGTTTTATTGAAGCCACAACTGGAATTGCTCCGGTACGTAACAAGATCTTGATGGGTTAGTATGCATCGGTTTGTTGTGATGAGAAACGGTGAATTAGAAACCTATCACGACTATGACCACATCCCGCTGGATTTTGATCACGTGATAGAATTCATACCAGAAATACCACCCGGACCGCACACAGATGCACAGCATGAAGAAATTGATCTTTGGGATCAAAAACTACAACAGCTTATGAGGATTGAGTATGCCCGCAGTAGCCAGAAGGGGTGACACAGATGTTCCACACTGTTCCGGACACAATGTTCAAAATGCGTCAGGCGATGTGTTTGCCAATGGCATAGGTGTGGCTAGAAAAGGTGATCGAAACACTCCGCATGTGAAACCAGCGCCCAAGAAGTGCAGATTTTGTCAAGCATCTATTTCTACTGGAAGTAGTTCAGTGTTTGTGAACGGTAGACCAGTGGCACGAGTAGGTGACCGATACAGTGGATGCACTTCAATTGCCCGCGGTAGTCCTAATGTGTTTGCCGCATAACAATGACCACACCATTACAGCTTATTGCTCTAGCAGGAATCAATCAAAACACAGCACTGCGTGTTAGTGCCAGTCTTACCAACGCTCTGTCAAGTTGGAATTCACAAACCTGGGTAGCAGACTGGAAGGCAGCGGTACTTGAAGGTGCTACACCTGTGCCCAGCCCTACTCCGCCATTTGCCAATGTTACCTTGTTAAGCAATGCCACATTGGGAAACATGACCACTATTGGCAGTTCAACCTGTCCGGCTCTAGGTGAAGCATTTCCGGTTTCAGTAACTGGTGTGTCTGCAAACTATCTCACGCCAGGTGTTACTGGTCTTATTGCTTCTCAGGCTGTGACCACCATGAGCACCAGTGACCTCAGTAAATTTTGTCAAGCATTCAGCAGTGCCACTGGTTACGTTGCTGGAACCAATCAAACTATCAACGTGTCAATCAACAGTGGAAGTTTTCTTGGACCCACGTTCACGGGCATGGACAGTTTGACCACTGGTGATATTACCAAGATGAATCAAGCGTTGCCTGAATTCGCCGGGGATCTAAGAAAACTAGGATTCGTGATCAATCTGGCCAACTTAGGAGACATGGGCAGTCCTGCTGCATTGTTACAAAACCTTTTCGCACGTGGTGTGTTGCCAACTGTGAGCAATGCACTTGTGGCAGAAGGTATCCCGCTTGCTGACGTAAATGCTTTGGTTGATCCGGATTATGAACTTGCTGACAGTTCACAACGCCTGGCCTATTTGGCCATGACCAAGATTGTGGGTAGTGATCTAGAACAAGTACTGGCAGTGCTACAGTGTACCACAGCCAATATCAAAACCATGGCGGATCTGCTGAATCCAGTAAAGCTGTTTCCAAACAGTTTTAGAACCATGACCACAACTACCAATGTGGGTGTGCGTGGAATCTATCTAGACTCAAATGGCACTGTTAATTCCAATCTTGAAAGACAGTTGCCGCAATATTATATTCGAGAAATACCAGCATGATCACTTATGAGCGCTTGAAGACCATGATCCCTGCAGATCAAGCCTTGGCCAATAAGGCCTTGCAGGCCAGCTTTGAACAAGTGAAAGGTATCGCTCAAACTCCCATGTCTGCATTTGCCAACACCGTGGCTGTACTGGAAACCAACAATGGGTTGAATTTGATCAACAGTCTCACTGAAGCAGTGCCTTCAACAGTTAGATCCTATATACAAAGCACAGTGGCCACTGGTACTGGTCCAAACGGCACACTTACTCTAGGCGATGTACTGGGTTGTGGTTCGGGATACAACATCACCAATCAATTAAACAATGTGCGCACCAACGTGGCCAATATCAACATTGCCACTTTGACCGTTGCCTATTCAAGAATGTTGGGAGTGCTTGAAGGTACCTTTGGTAACACCAGTAATATCAGTATACCATCAGGTCCTGGATTTGGAAACTATTCCAACGCCAATGCAGCTATTAACAGTCTTTGTTCGTCGGCCAATAGTATTATTTCTGGCTTGGTGTCAAGTTATCCCAATGCCATTGCCAATATCAATTCCAATTGGTTAACAGTGGCAACCTCATTGAGAAACCAAGTGGTGAATCTTGCTGCATCGCAAATTGATTATTCAAATCTGTCAGCCAATCAATTCCAAAGTGTGCAGTCATTTGCGTTTAGTTTACATGACTATGGCATAGATACCGAAGCTGGAGGTCCAGCAGAGTATCTAGTGGCCGTGGCAAACACAGCCAACCAAGGCGGTCAAGCAGTGATTGGTGCCATGCGCGAAGGACGTAATATTGCAGCACTGAACAACGGTGGTCTTGGTGTTGATTCCACTATTCCAGCAGTGCCCAGCAGCCCGCCCGGTCCTGGTAACATTGGACAGCCTAATTACACTTCTTCACAAGCAGTTGCTAATATCATAACCAGTTAACAGATTAACAACTGGTTGATCAATAATTCAACTTGTGCTACACTATGTCCATTGATGCATAATCTAGGAGCGATCAATGGGACTCACACTATCAGATATTAAATATACAATAGACATAGAAAGTGAACATTACCGGGGCCTAATAGTGGCAGATGAATGGATCAAGGATCTAGAAAGTTCGGACAGTCGCCTACACAAAGAAAAGGTTATTGAAAAAGCTCTTATGGCTGCCAAACTGGGCAGCTACAATGCACAATGTTTTTTGTTCAATTGTTTTCTTGCGTACAATCCTTTTTACACATATGGTGTGAAAAAAGTTTCAGAGAGTCACGGACTGTCAGGACGAGACAACAATTGGGTGGCCTTTTGGGCCTTGTGTGAAGGCTTGCGTACTAGGAGCATCACAGGCAACGCTGCAAAGCTGGCCATTGATGCAGTGATGAATGACTTTGACAGCAATGAATGGAACATGGTTTGCCGTAGAGTATTGATCAAAGACCTACGCTGCGGCATCAGCGAAAAAACTCTAAACAAGGTATTAGGTCGTACCGAGTGGCGT